CATATTGTTGTTCTGCCTCAAGCATTTTCTTTTTATAGACAGTTCTATCGTTGTATTCTTTTTGTATGATACGAGGTAAGAAACCTTGTTTATCTGTTTTATACATTGTGCCATTGGCAGCCACACAATTACTATCAGAGGTATCTACTTCTTTATCTAACAAATCATTAATATCAATATTCTTTTTGTCTGGTAAAATTGTTTCAGGCGAAATATTATATTGCATAATCAAATGCGGATATAGTGAGTTCAAGTCAAAAGACACAACCCAATCATGGAAACCTACTTTAGGATCTTTTACATAAGCGCCAACCAATTCTGGTGAAGTAGGATTCATATCACGCATTGGTACAATGATATTATCTTTTAATAGTTCATTGAATATAATTGTATCCCACATTCTAACTTGTGAGAATACATCTTCATAGTTTGCTTTGGCGTTATACGCCATTGTCAATGCTAATTCAATAAGTTGTAATCTGTCTTCTAGTTTATCAACAAGTTCAACATCTTGTATATTATAATCAATAAAAGATTGTATATCCTGTTGATACCATTCTTTGAAAGTATCGTATGGGTTATCGTCTTTTTGTTCACCAAGTTCAACCTTACCAATATGATCTAGTCGATAACTCTCTTGATTCTTAATTGTAAATTTACGATAGAGTTGTAGGTAGTCAAGTTGAGCAATACCTAGTAATCTAAAATATGTTTGTGTTTTACCTTGTTCGTAAGTTTCATCTTGTTGTATAATATTCCAAGGCGACATGCGTTTCATAGAACCTTCACCTAGTATTTTGCCTATGCGTTTTACTAGATAAGGAATATCGAAGTATTTACTATTCCAACCAGTAAGAACATCTGGAGTATATGTTTGCCAAAATTTTAAAAACTGTTTAAGTAAATCTCGTTCATTTTCGCATTTTATATAATGAACATTTTTTTGTTTTACTGTATAGTCTGCCATACCCCAAACTAATATTTGTTTTTTAACTTGATCTTTTACAGTAATACAGATCATCTTTTCAGCACAGTCTTCTACATTAGGAAAACCATGTTCACTTTCAACCTCAATATCAATTGTGTAAATACGAATTTTATCTTTATCGTATTCTACATTACCTGGCCAATAGTCTGCCATGTATTGATATTGAAATCTATCTGTGCCGTGAATGAAGTTTGGATGTTCTTCGTATCGTTTGATTGCCTGTCTGGCTTCTTTGATTGATTTATATGATTTAGATTCTAGACCAATGCCTGTAAGAGACTTATATCGACCTTTACCTTTTGTAGGTATGTAAAGACGAGGAACGTATGGAACACGATCCTCGCATCTTTTACCATTGTCGATATATCTGACAAGTATTTCATCGCCATAGGGCGACACATTGGTGTAAAAATTCATAATATAATTATATCAGGTTATGACTGAAAAGTCAAGTTAAATTGTAGTGTCTTTGAAATATTTTTCTAGCACTTCTAGTTGGTCGTGATATTGTGCTATGATGTTTAATTCTTTTTCTATGGTTTCAAGAATATCACCATGTTCACCTATACCAACAGATTGATTAAGATAGATGTCCACATTTGCTTTATGTTTTTCTATGTGACCTTTGGCATGTGCTATCAAAGCATCATACATTATCTTTTTCATCGCCATTCTCGTTTCCTTTCTTTCCAATATTATATTTTGGTTCTAATACCCATTCGTGTTTTTCTTTGAAGGGTAAAACTTTGATTTGTGATAGTGGTGCTTTACTTTCCACGATCCCTACCAATTCTATCAAACCCCAATCGCTTAAAAGTTGTGCGATTGTATTTCGTCTCTCAATATCGTTAACAAAAATATTTGCGGTCTTACCATCTAAGGCAAACAGTTCTTTGAAATGTACAATAAAGTATCTGCCTTGTTTATGTAGAATATGACACGATTGATAAATCTTTCGTTCTTTTCTACTTGCCACACCTATTCGTGTTAGCGTCTCTCGTATTTTAAGGAAATCATCTGGCTCTTTGATTTTCACCTCGAGCATGTTTTCTGGTTTCCATTCTATAACTTCACTCATTTTCTCCCACCTTTATATAATCTCTCTTTTATATAATCAATCTGTTCTTTGGTTAATATGGATAAAACCTCTTGAGCCCTTTTATTAGAGTAACCAAAATGTTGTTTAATTACATCTAAATCTTTGATCTTAGAGGCTTTCAGCCATTTACTAAATCTTTTCCTAGACTTTATACTATTTAGAAAAAAAGAGAATTGCATATGCTTCGAAGCATGATGTAATCTGTTCATTTCATTAGCGTACATAATTGTATCTGAGAAATAAGATAAACCTTTGTTGATTATAAAAGGTGGATATTTCTTCTCCCACTCTCTATCATCAGTATCAAGTAATTTTTCTTTACTATAATTGATGGCGGTGAGATACTTTGTTAAACTGTAATCACTCATTTGAATTTACATTCAGACATGATCTCAGTTAGACATGCAACCATATTGAGTTCTGGATCTGCAACAAAAGAATTTTTATATTGATATTCTGCCAACAGTATAACCATAGGTGGAATACTTTGTGGTTGTAATGTTGTATAGAAGTTTTGATATAAGTCTTTGTAGAGACCTGCAGGATCTTGGTCGATATTATCAACAACCCATTTTCTCATATCACCAAAGTGTCTATCTTTCAATGCCTTGTTCAGCGATTTAAGATTTGCCTCAGCAATATTAACAAGAATACCTGTATCTATTTTACCTGATACAGAATATCGTTGGAGTTCATTGATGGTTCTTCTAAAGTCTGGATAAAACTTAATGATCAGTTCTGCCAATACTTTTGGTTCGAACTCAATGTTCTCTTGTTCTAGGATTGTGGATAATCGTTTGTGAAATAAACCTGCTAGTTTTTCTTTATCTTTATTTTGTATTGCAAAATTAATAACGGTGCATCTAGAATGAATTGCAGGTATAATTTTGTTTTTGTAATTACATGTAAATATAAATCGACAGTTATTACTAAAAGTTTCAATAAAGTTTCTTAATGCAGGTTGAACACTCTCAGCGTTCATGTAATCTGCTTCATCAACAATAACCACTTTGGGTTTATCACTCTCATGAAGTGATACAGTTGAAGCAAAGTTTTTGATTTGATTTCTAACGACATCAATGGAACGACCTTCGTCAGAACCATTGATCATCATTACATCACAACCAAGTTCATTACATAATGCTTTGGCAACAGTAGTTTTACCAGTGCCGGCAGTACCAGATAATAATAGATTTGGTATTTCTCCTTGTTTGAGTATGGACTTAAAAGTCTTTTTTATCTCAACAGGTAGAATACACTCGTCAATTGTGGAGGGTCTATACGCCTCCACCCATAATAAATTTTCCATTATTACCCCTCATACTTAGATGTGTTTTCTAGGGCAATCCAATATTCTACTGATTTATTTTTGTGTTTGAAATTAGAAATAAGTTTAGAAGATATTGCCACAGTATAATCGCCTGGTAACATTTTAAAATGTTCTGTCTTAAAATGAAATTCAAACTTTTTATCTGTCGTGCCTACTTTGACATCATAGGTATTGGCAGTATCGTTTTTCTTATCAACGGCAGACATGATGATATCTTCACCCACAGATTTCACAGCAATGTCTGGTAGTTGTAGCATAGACGCAGCCTTTTTAACTTTTGTTAAATCAGTTTCCGTCAATGTAAATTCAACCTCAGTTGCAGGCATCTTAACATCTTTTTGTGGAGTTGTAAGAATAGATTCATCAGCAAAGAAGTATTTTGATTTTGTTGATGTGCCTTCTTCATTGATTGTCATGTGTTTTTCGTCAAAAGAAAACACAGGTTTATTAAATAAAGATAACATACCTAAAAACTCTGATAGATCGTAGATAGCAATATCTTGTGGAAATTCTTCTTCGACACCAGCAGTTGCGAGTATGTTCTTCATTGTAGAGATAGTTTTGATTTCTTTACCTGGAGTAATCTTTAAATTAGGATTAATCTCACTAAAGTTTTTTAATATCTCTTTCGTATTATCACTCAGTTTCATTATATAGTTCTCCTGTTAGTTGTTTCTAAATTTTTCACTAGCGACAGAACCAAGTGGTGGTTCTTGGTAGTGATCTTGGGACAATTGTATAATAGCATAATGAATAACTTTCATAAGGTCTTTCTTATTCTTGCCATCCTTTTTGCCATATCGTTGAGCATATTTTAAAATATTACCCATACAGAAACCTTCACCATGTCCCTGGTCAATGATGATTTCAGTAGCTTGTTTTTGAGATTGTGCGTAATGAGACGAATAGGTTTCGTCTATGTAATCTTTTATATCTTGTAAAATTATATCTTCTTTAAATTTGTAATTCATTATGATCCATTATATCAGGTTTCAATTTAAAAGTCAAGGGCGGAGTGGTTACCGCCCTTATCTATTTTATGCAATATCAATTGTTCTTGGTTTTTTAGCTTCTGGAACTATTTTTTCCAATGCGATTGATAACATACCATCTTTCATTTCAGCACCTCTTACTTCAACATCTTCAGCAGTTGTGAATGATCTAGTAAAATGTCTTTTAGCAATACCTCTATGAATTGTATCTTTATCGTCTTCATCTTTGTGAATTGATTTGATTGTGATAGTATTGTCAGCATATTTCACCTCAATATCATTTTTATTATAACCAGCAAGTGCCATTTCAATTGTCCAATTGAGATCGTCTTTACCTTTCACGATATTGTATGGTGGGAATGAATTTGATCTATTATCTACATAATGATCAAACTGTGAG